AATTCTAAAACAGGGCGAAAGATAAAACAAGTTTATAAAAATGGAATGATAGGATATTCAATAAGAGGTAAGTTCTACAACTATAAAAAACTTAGAAAACATTTAAGGAAACCAATTGATGTTGATTGTCCTTTTTAAAAACAAAACAAAATGAATTACAGGGTTGAAATACAAAAAGAATTAAACGCTAAAAACATTAGCAGAAACCGTTTTTGCGTTGATATGGGGATAAATACAACCTACTTCACAAACGTAATTAACGGAGTGAAAAACTTAACCCCTAAACTAGCCGCACAGCTTGAAATTTACGGCATAGGAAACGCTCAAAAATGGGGTAAAATGATGATTGAAGAACAATTAATAATTCAAAAAAAGAAGTATGAAAACAGATTTTGAAGTAATTCCTTACAGAGAAGCAATATTTGCTAGGGTTGAAAAAAAGAAAAACGTCACAAGGTTCGGACCTGATGAAGTCGGAAACATAAAACATTGTTACGATATTGAAAAGCTTTTAACTATTCTTGAATTAGGTAAAAAAGAAGGTAAAAATTCAATTGATTTTGGTTACAATACAAATAGTTTAATAATAAACATGTATAACACAAAATCAAAGAAAGAAGAACTTGAAGAACAAATTGCACAGAAAGAAATTGAACTTGAAAAACTTAAAAAAAAATTAAACGATGAATAAACAATTCAAACAAAGGGAAGAATTTAACAAAGCTTTTGAAATATCGAGCAATGAAAGCTTTGATAATATAACGCAAAATGAATCAACGCTTGAATATTATATGCTAAAAGAAGAATTAAACGAATACAAACAAGCTGCTGTTTTAAAAAATAAAATTGAAGTTTTAGATGCCATTGCAGATATTGGTTATTTGTGGTTCGGAATGATCAAAAAGCATGGTTTAAAACAAAAACACATTGAACTTTTACTTGATGAGGTCCACAGATCAAACATGACTAAATTACATGATGGAAAGGTTGTTAAAAACGCAGCAGGCAAAGTTGTAAAGCCTGAAACGTATTCACCGCCTGATATAAAACGGATTCTTCACATTATAGAACAAGATGAATTAATTGATAAAACGGGGCTTTAATTAGCCCTTTTTATTTAGACTGATTCTAAATAGCACCCAACCGAAGAAATTTTGAAACTTTTTTCTTGCAAGTAACGTTTTAATAATATAGTTTTACAGTATTGAAATAAACAAACACAAAAAACACAGTATTATGAAAAATCTAGTAGCAATTGAAGTAGTATCTTTTGAATATTTTAAGCAGTGTATCAAAAACGGGGCAACACCTTCTGAAGCAAAGGCTGAAATGATGACTGAAAAAGCGCAGTTAATAATTGCAGAAAGAGTTAAAAAGATTTCATAACAATAAGCCCTTCGGGGCTTTTTCATAAACTTAACACAAAACAAAAATGGAAAAAACACTAAAATTATTTAAAGCATTAGCAGCTTTTCAACAAGAAGTTCCTGCAATTCATGAGGGCACAAAGGGCTACGGGTATACATACGCAGACCTAACGCAAATTTTAAGCGTTATTAATCCAATAATGAAGAAAAACAAGTTAGGGTTCACACAGCTTTTAAACGGTGCTTCAATCAAAACTATAATCTTTCACACAGAAAGCGGTGAAACAATAGAATCTGAAGTTGAAATTCCTGATAATGTAACTTTAAAAGGAATGAACCAATTTCAAGTAACAGGTTCTGCTATTACTTATTATAGAAGATATTCTTTGTCAGCTATTCTTGGGTTAGTCACAGATGTTGACAACGACACAAACACACCAAAGCCTAACACTAACCAAACACCACCGACTAAACCAACACCGCAAAACACAGAAAAGAAAGGAAACACTGCAAAGAAATGGTTTACTTCAGAAGAAGATTTTGAAAAGGCTAAACTTTGCACAAACCCAAAACAATTAGAAAATCTTTTTGAACAGTTCCAGTTTAGAAACAAAGAATGGCAAGAGGAATTACAAGAAATTTACAACGAATTAAAAACTAAAAATCAATAATTATGAAAGTATCAGGTTTTATTGACTTCATCGGAGAACGTCAACAGGTTAGCGACACCTTTACAAAACGCGAAATTTGGATTAAACAAGAAGGAGATTATCCACAAACGTTGAACATTCAGTTTACTAAAGATCGTTGCGATTTATTAGACGGTTTTGCAGTAGGTCAACCCGTAGTTGTAGACATTAACTTAAGGGGCCGAACTTGGGAAAGCCCACAAGGCGAAACTAAATGCTTCAACACCATTGAAGGGTGGCGTATTGTAGGAGAAGAAAGACAAGCGCAAGCAGTACCACCTGCACCAAGTGCTGAACCTTCAGAAAATGATGATGATTTACCTTTTTAATTAACTAAAAACAAATACAGAAAATGGCAAATTTATTTCAAATCAGTGACGAATTTTTAACCCTGATTTATCAAGCAGAAGAAAACGAAGGTGAAATTTCAGAAGAATTGGCTGAATTAATACAACTTTCAGAAGAAAACCTTATTGAAAAAGCGGGTAACTATATCGGAGTTATCAAGATGAAAGAAGGAGAAGTTGAAACAGCTAAAAAAGAAATTGAAAGGCTTCAAAAGTTCATTAAGAGAGAAGAAAGAACTGTTGACTGGCTGAAGAATAATTTAAAATTCGCGGTTAAAGAATTTGATCTTAAAGAAGTAGGTAATAACAAACTTACCACAAGAAAAAGTTCTTCAGTAAATGTTGAAGATCTTGAAGCAATTCCTGCTGAATACGTAAAGGAAACAACTAAAACAACAAAATCTGCTGATAAAAAAGCGATTAAGGAAGCAATTCAAGCAGGAAAGGAAATTGAAGGTTGTTCAATTGTAACAAAAGAAACTTTAAAAATTAGTTAAACAAAACAAAAAACAAAAAATGGAAATTTTAACAAACGTATTGAGGTCTAAGGATTATAATATTTTTAAATCTTTAGAGGGTAACAGAGAGGTTAACAAGGTTCATGTTGATAGACTTAAAAAAAGCTTTGAAGGAGGATATTTACTAAATCCTATTTTGGTAAATTCTAAAATGCAAATTATAGACGGTCAACACAGGTTTAACGCTGCTAAATCTTTAGGGCTGCATATTAATTATATAATTTGTCCTGACTATGGACTTAAAGAAATTCAAGTTCTTAACTCAAACATGAAGAACTGGAATAAAAACGACTATCTTGAAGGTTTTTGCGATTTAGGCAATGAAGAATATATTAAATTTAGAGATTTTAAAAATGAATTTACACAGTTTAATTTTTCATGTATCGAACAATTAATAGTTAACAACACTCACGCAAATAGGGGTTCTTACTTTAAAGATGGTGATTTAAAAGTTTTTGATATTAACCAATCAAGAAAGTTTGCAAATGATATTTTAAAAATTAAGTCTTTTTACGATGGTTTTGGAAGACGTTCATTTGTTGCGGCAATGATAACAATTCTTAAAATTGAAGAATTTGAAATTGAAAGATTTATTCGAAAATTAGAGGTGTGCCCTAATAAATTGCATCATTGCGCAAACGTAACCCAGTACAGGGCTTTAATTGAAAATATTTACAATTGGAAAGCAACAAAAAAAATAAACTTAAGATTTTAATAAAATGACAGAATATTTTACGGCAAAAATTAAATACTTGAAGCAAGACCCAAACGACGGGACAATAAAACAAGTTTCTGAATTATACGTTTTAAACGCTTTAAGCCACACAGAAGGAGAAGCAAGACTTCAAACTATATTAGAAGAATTTATTCCTGAATATAACCTTTTAAAGCTTGACAAATCAAATTTTCATGGTGTTATAGTTGATGAAAGCAAGGATTACTTTTACAAGGTTAAGGTTTGTTATATTTCAGCAGACCCTGACAGCGCAAAAGAACAAAAAGTAAATGAATTATATCTTGTTCAGGCTGACGACACAAAAGGGGCTTTAACTTGTATGGAGAACAGATTAAAAGGTTCTATTGTAGATTGTGAAATACCTGCGATAAGTAAAACAAATATTGTTGACTTCTTTCCATATATCGAGGAAAAAGAAGTTGAAACTGAAGAAGCAAGTTAATTTTGTACTCTGACGGAAGGAAAGACTTCATAAAGGGGCTTACGGTGTTTATTTGTGTTTAAAAGGTCTAGCCCCGCCTTTTTTTATTCTTTATTATGATTTATAAGGCAGAAATTCCGCTTTGTGCAGTATCAAAAAGCAATTCTTACAAAGTAAGTAGAAACGGAAGGTTGAAAGTAAATAAAGAAGTTGAAGCGTTTGAATATTTCTTTATTAAATTATTACCTGAAGAAGTTAAAGCTGCTAATATTAAAAAGCCTTTTAAACTCGTTCTTGATCTTTGGCTTCAGAATCCTAAACAGGACCTTGATAACTGCAGCAAATCAATTTTGGACTGTTTAGAAACAGCAGGCGCAATTTATAACGATTATTTATGCTATGAATTGATAATGAGAAAACACATTGATAAAGAAAACCCAAAAATTAAATTAGAATTAAGCGAATTATGACAACAAAAGAAACAGAAATTGAATTTTGCCTTTCAGGACTTCCAAGACAGGTAAACGGAAAAGGGGAGGTTTTACCCGCAATAGGTTACTGCACCAAAATAACAAGGCATAAGGTTAAAAGAGAAGTTGAAGGTGAAATTATAACTGATATTGAAGAAAAACACGCGGCTACAAATTACGACGAAATGTTAAAGCAAATTTTAAACAAATACAACATTAATTAATATGAGTTTACATAAAAAACAAATTGATATACTGAAGAAGTATTTTAACCCTGTAAGCAGATATAAAAACAAAGAACAAAGAACTTCTTTAATTTTAATAGCAAGAGAAAACACTTTATTAACAATGAAGCAAATTGCAAAAACTTTTCATGTTTGCACAGATAAAAGTTCTGAAATTAAGGCTGTTTACGAACTTAGCACAAACAAAGAGTTTAACAAAGTTCACAAAGATAATGTTGAAAAATTAAAGAAATTAGGGTTTCGTTTTATTTGATTAGTTTAAATGTTTAAAGTATAATTGCATTATGAATTTAGAAGGATTCAAAACTGTTAAAGAGTTTGCTTCAGAAAAACAAATTTCAGTTCAAGCTGTTTATCAGAAAATAGACAAAAAACAAGTTGAGGTTAAAAAGATAGGTCATTTAACATTAGTTAAAGAGCCTTAAAAAAAATTTGATTTAAAACTTTAAAAGTTTAAAGCGATGGCAGAAAATAAAAAAGGATTTGTTCTTTATGCAGATGTTTACCATACAGTAAAACATTTGTCAAATGATCAAGCGGGCGAACTTTTTAAACATTTGTTGGGATATGTTAACGATGAAAACCCAACTTCAGAAAACCCTATTGTTAATATAGCCTTCGAGCCAATAAAACAACAGCTTAAAAGGGATTTGAAGAAGTGGGAAGGTATAAGGGAAAAGAGGGCTGAAGCAGGAAGAAAATCAGCAGAAGCAAGGAAACAAAAAGCAACAAATTCAACAAGTGTTAAAAGTGTTGAACAAACTTCAACAAATTCAACAGTAAATGATAATGTAATAGTTAATGTAAATGATAATGTAACAGTTAATGATATTAAAGAAGATATTATTAAGCGCGAAAACAAGTTTCGCTTACAATTAAAAGATTATTTACAAGAATATCCTGCTGATATGTTAAAAGCCTTTTTTGAATACTGGACCGAAAGAGGCGAAAAAGATAAAAAGATGCGCTTTGAAAAAGAAAAATCATGGAGTTTATCAAGAAGGTTAAAAAGATGGTCAAATAATAATTTTAATAAAAATGGAAATAACAACAACAAACAACCTAGCGAAAAATTATCTCGCTTTGAAAAATTCCAAAAAGCTGCAAACGAACTTAACCAAAGCGGAATTTAAGGCTTTAGATTTTCACTTTGAAACTAAAAAGATTAGAAACTTTGCGGAAGGAGAACTTGAAAAAGGGGCGCAGCTTGTTAATAATTGGGCTTTTACTTGCGGAATTAGAGAACCATTACACGCAGCAGAATGTTCTTTTGCTCTTAACTTTCTAAAGAATCAACACAAAGATTTTAGTTTTGAAGAAATACAAGAAGCATTTGAATTTTATGCAGGTATGAAATTAGAATTTAAAGAAAGCCACTTTCAAAGCTTTACAAATGATTTTATTTCAAAAGTTCTTTTTTCTTACAAACGCTACAGGAATAAAGCTTTAGCAAAATATCACAGGGAAAAAGAAAAACTTGAAGAAGAAAGAGAACCAACCCCTGAAGAACTAGAAGCAATTGAACAGGATTTTCTGAATAACTGCCTTTATAAACCTTATGAAAAAGCGTTAAAAAATGGTACTGATTTAGTTTTTGAAGATAAAACCGCTGCTTCAATTATGGTTAAAATGCTTAAAAAGGGCAAAATAAGCGTTACTAAGGAAGAAATAAAGTTTTTCCGTAGCAAGGCAAAGGAGGGTTTAAAAAAGTCGCTTAGAACGCAAATAAATGGAACTAATCAAAAATCAATTAAAAACCTTATTGATAAACTAGAACTTGAAGAAGTTGGTTCTGATCAAGAAAGAAGGATAAAAGAACGCGCTGCAAAATACTTTTTGGAAGATTATTTTAAAACGTGCGTTGATATACAAAAACCAGTTGAAGAAATTAAAATATAACGATTAGAGTAAAAACTGCATAGTGTAGCGTAGTTGTTTTTAAACTTGTGTTATGTATTGCGAAAACAAATAAATATGAATAAAGAAGATTTAACATTTAAAGGATGTGATACGCTAGGAGTTTCAACTAATTGGAACATAAAGTTTATGGATGGGGATATTATACCAACTACTATTTTAGAAATAAGAAACAATGGTGATATATTTTACAAAGAAAACTTAATTGAAACAGATAAAGAACTTGTAACAGCTTTAAGAGAGGTTGTAAACGGAACTATGGAAAGTAAATTATTAGTGCAAAAGTTAGAGGCTGAAAACTTACGGTTAAGAAGTAAAATTTCCCAAATAGAAGAAGTAATAAATAAGTGATACATAATGCCGTTATAATTTAGCCTGCGCGACTGTTTTTCGATAGAAAAATTGAAATTATAATCGCTGTTATTAATGAAAACTAAAATTCAAATATCACTTTTCCCAACTTTTCAATGCTCAGAATGTGGAAAGAAAATAAAACATAAAGGCGTTACGTGTGGGAATTGTGCGGAAATTTGGACCAAAAAACAGAATGAGAAAACACCCGAAACACTACCAAATAATTGATTGGTTGAAAACATTTAAAACAAGAAATAAACCTTTAAAAATCAATTCAGCAGAAACTATTTTCAATTGTGAAAAGTTTGCTAAAATCAACATTGAAAGAATACAAAAACAAATAACTTATAAAATCTATTACAATGCTATTAACAACACAACACGCGCAAAAATTGCAAAAGATAAAGAAAGAAGTCTTTAAAACAGTTTTAGTTTTTACTTATATAAATTTATTCGTTTTGCCATTTGTTTATGTTATAGGTTCAACTTTGTTTTCTTCTTATAACTGGCTTCAAGAAGTTAGGATTTTAAAGCAAGATCAATTTATTTTAACATTAGTCGTTTTTTCTTTACTTGAATTATATTTCCTTTTTCTTGCTGTTAAATTTAAAGTTGAAAAAGATTGATATTTAAATAATTTTATTTAATAAAAACACCGTTTCAAAGAAAGTTATTAAAAGATACAAACAAAATGTTAGGACAAATTAAAAACATACAAGATCAAGTCAAAGTTTTACTTACAAACCATAAAAGCTGCAGAGATAATGACAACAGGCTTTTTATGACTTTATTACACAACATAGACCCCGAACTTATGAAAGGCAGTTTTGAAGATTTTGCAAAAAAGTTTGTTAAAGGTTCGTTTCCTGCTATGGAGTCAGTAACAAGGGCACGCCGAAAGGCACAAGAAGAAAACCCTGAATTAAGGGGTGAAACTTATATTGAAAGACAATTTGCAGAAACTGAAGTTAGAAAAGGAATAAACAGTTAGTGTTACATTTTTTCAATTTAATAAACTTAAAATAATGAAAACAGATATTGAACTTAACAAGCTAATTGAGCAGCTTAAAAACTTAGATTCAAATATTAAGTATTCAAAAGTATTTTCAAGGCGTAAAGAACTGCGTTTTGAACTTTTAGGAGAGTTTGAAGCTTTAGAATACTTAAGCAGAATTGTTGATTGTTATATTGGCACCTTGTAACACCTTTGTAAAAAAGCCTGCGCGGCCGTTTGAGGTACGAAAATGGTTTTTACAATACTGTTGTTTTATTTTAAAAGAAAATAATTTTTACTTTAGTGTAAACAAAAAACTATTTGATGGAAAGAATAAAAATAAACTATATTCATAAAGATAAATTTACCAGAACAAAAGTTTTGATTTCTAGGTTTCGCAAGTTTTCAGAAAAATTAATTGATGTTGAAGCGGATTTTTTAGAAGAATTGTTTTCTGATTCAGAATTGACTTATAAACAAATCTATAATAAACACGAGCCTAATTATAAAGCATTGGCTGAAAAGCTTAACAAAAACAGCACTAATTGCATTACTGTTAACATAGATTATTTTGAACAACATTATTATTATGTTGAAGGTAAAAAATAATTTATTATTTTATAGTTATGTCAATACACGTCTACGGGTTAACCCTAACAATGAAAGAGGAAATATTTTGCAAAGAATATTCTGTTGATTTTAACGCAAAAAGGGCAGCTTTAGCCGCTGGCTATGCTAAAAATAGAGCAGCACAAACAGGCTATGATTTACTTCAAAAGCCTAAAATTCAACAAAGGCTTGAAAAGGTTAAAGAAAATCTTGCTGAAGAAGCAGGTATTTCTGCGTTAATGGTCCTGATGGAATTAAAAAAGATAGCCTTTTCAAGTACTGGTGATTATTTCGATGACTGGATGAAAATCAAAGATTTTGAAAAAATACCTGATGATCAAAAAGCAGCCCTTGCTGATATTAAGGTTACTAAAAAAACTTTTGGTAAAGTAACAGAAGAGTTTGTTCAGTTTAAAATGCACGACAAACAAAAAGCTTTAGAAGCTATAAATAAAATGTTAGGATTTAACAAACCTGAAGAAAGTAAACAGGAAATTAAGGTTGAAAACATTCCTTTAATAAATTGGGTTGATGCTTTAGGGACTAATGAATGAAAGCCTTGTTAACATAGCTTACAAACCTTTATACACTTCAAAAAAAAGGTATTTTTTAATCACTGGCTCGCGTGGTTCTGCTAAGTCTCACCACGTTTCCGAAATGTTATGCCGTTTAACCTATGAAAAAGGGCACGGTATATTGTTCACGCGCTACACAATGACCTCCGCAGAAACTTCAATAATACCTGAATTTAGGAAAACAATTGAGCGTTTAGGAGTTCAAAGTCATTTTCACATAACAAGTAAAGATATTTACAACAAATTAACAGGTTCTTTTATTTGGTTTAGAGGTATAAAAGCAGGCAGCAATTCGCAAAAAGCAAATTTAAAATCTTTGGCAGGCGTAACAACTTTCGTAGTTGAAGAAGGTGAAGATTTTACAGACGAAGAAGCATTTGATAAAGTAGACGATTCAATAAGGACCATAGACAAACAAAACAGGGTTATTTGGATAATGAACCCTTCAACACCTGAACATTTTATTTACAAAAGATGGATTGAAGAAAACCACAGATATGAAAACTTTGAAGGGGTAGATATTCCAATTTCAAAAGAAGAAAATGTTGAACACATACACACAACGTGGCGAGTTTCTGAAGATTATCTTTCGGATTCTTGGGTTGATAAAGCTTTAAAAGCAAAAGAAAAAAGGCCTGATTATTACGCAACTAACTATTTAGGAGCATGGAAAGACAAAGCAGAAGGTGTTATTTTTGATAATTGGAGAATAGGCCAGTTTAATGAATCCTTGCCTTATGGTTTCGGAATGGATTTCGGTTATTCAAATGACCCTTCAACACTTGCAAAAGTTGCTGTTGACAAAGCAAACAAAAAGATTTACCTGAAAGAATTGCTTTATGAAGCAGGGCTTAAAACAGCGGGATTAGCTTCTGTATTAAAAGAAAACTGCGGAAAAAACGATTTAATTATAGCAGATTCAGCAGAAAAACGCCTTATTGATGAATTATTTGATTATGGTTTTAACATTAAAGAAGCAATTAAAGGCCCTGATTCAATTATAGCAGGTATTCGTTTAATGCAAGATTATGAACTGATAATTGACCCTGAATCATTAAACCTAATTAAAGAATTAAAGAATTATATTTGGAACGATAAAAGAAGCGGAAAACCTATAGATGCTTATAATCATTGTGTTGACGGGGTAAGATATTATTGCGCTAGGGAGTTAACAACCCCTGAATTTTTCGTTCTATAATAAAAAAATATTTACTTTTAGAAATATGAATTTCTTCAGCAAGTTATTAAAAAAGGCGTTTGGTCGCGAATTCACAGAACCAAATAAATTATATGAATCTTTCACCTTTGGTTCTGAACGTTATAATTACTTTGATAGTAGTTTTATAAACTTCATTGAAAAAGGATATATTGAAAATCCTGATGTTGCAGCAGTTGTTTCAAGAATTGCTTCAACTTTTGGCGCAATAAAATGGGAGGTTAAAGAAGTTCAAAAAGATGGAACTGTTATAACAAACGAAACTTCTGATCTAAACGAAATTTTAAAATGTCCTAACCCGTTGCAAACTTGGGCAGAGTTTCAAGAAGCCGCTGCTGTTATGTATTTAACAACAGGAAATTCTTTTATTAATGGTACTGAAGCAATAGGTTTTGCAGGTTTTGGTGAATTATCAGTTTTACCTTCACAATACACTTCTGTTATTACGGGCGATTCAATAAACCCTGTTGCAGGTTACGAATTAAATTATAACAAAAGACAAAAGTTTGAAGCTGAAGAAGTTCTTCATATTAAAAGATACAACCCAACTCTAAAAGGTTATAATAACATGTTGGGGCTTTCTCCTTTGGAGCATTTATTAATGGTTTACGCGGCAAGCACAGAGAAATGGGAAGCAATGGCTTCTGTTTTGAAAAACAAGGGTGCAATGGGAATTATAACTTCTAAACAAGGAAGGGATTTAACACCTGAAAATTCAAAAGAACTAGAAAACGCTTACAGAGCGCGTTATGGTGGAGGTGCTAAGTTTGGCACTCCAATGTTTACAAATGCCAGTTTGGAGTTCGTTAATATGGGGATGAGTTCGGCCGACCTTCAATTGATGGAACAAGGGATAATTTCATTACGTGCTATTTGTAATATGTACAATGTTAGTAGTGTTTTATTTAATGACCCTGCGTCAAGTACTTACAACAATGTAACAGAAGCGAAAAAGGATTTTTACGTTGATGCAATCATTCCTTTACTAAATTTATTCAAGGAAAATTATAACAACTGGTTAGTTAAACCGTACGCAGAAGCAGAAAATAAAAAGATTTATCTTGATTATTCAGTTGAAAACATTCCTGCATTACAGGAGGACATAAACAAGAAAGCGCAAACTGTAAAAATTCTTATTGAAAAAGGAATAATTACACCTAACGAAGGGCGCGAAATGATAAATTTGGCTAGGGTAGACAATAATCCCGCGTTAGATCAATACTATTTCACAGGCACTACTGAAGAAGTAGGTAAAGAAGAAACAAACAATAATTAAAAATTATTTTATAACTTAACCGCATAATGAACGGATTAAACCAAAATATTGAAGAAAAGCTTGCTAAAAACTACGTAGCAAAGAACATTTCTTTTGAATTAAAAGATTTAGACGAAGGCTCGCGCGAGGTTGTTTTTTATGGTTCAGCTTTTGATGTTTTAGATTCAGATAATGACGTTATCAGGAAAGGCGCGTTTGCTAAATCTATCCAAGAAAGGGGTGCTTCTTCTAATGGGCGTAAAATTGCCCACTTAAGAAACCATGACTTTGAACACCAAATCGGAAATATTAAAGAAATAAGTGAAGATTCTTACGGCCTGCGTGTTGTTTCTGTTTTAGGGAAAAGTACAAAAGGGCAGGATGCTTTACTTGATTATCAAGACGGTATTTTAAGAGAACATTCTATTGGTTTTAATTACGTACAGGATAAAATAAAATTCGTTGAAGAAAGTTCTTTTAATGAAAATGGACACTGGGACATTACAGAAGTAAAACTTTGGGAGGTTTCAGGGGTTACTTTTGGGGCTAACGAATTCACGCCTGTTTTAGACGTGGCAAAGGGGCTTGATAATAAAAGCCAATTGATAGCAAAGTTGGACCAATTAAACCAAAGTTTTTTAAAAGCTATCAAAAACGGAAAAGGAGCGGATGAAAGACTTGAAAACCTTGAAGCCCGTTTTAATCAAATTTGTGAATTACAGAAAGCACTTGCTTCTGAAAAGCCGTCTGTTAAAGACACTTTAAAGAGTGAAAGCCGCGAATCTGATTCAAATAAAAACAATTATTTATTTTTAAATTTCTAAAAAATGAAATTAACATTTAAAAAATTCTTAGCAGATAAGAATATTGAAGAAGCGGCATTTAAAGGAATGGACGCAGAGGAAATGTCAGGACTTTTAAACGAGTTCAACGAATTAAAAGAAGCTGAACTTGCTGAAGCTATCGAAGAAAAAGCATCAAAAGAAGATATTGATGCAATGAAAGCTGAATTAGTAGAGATTCAAAAGAAGCAATTAGATCAGTTAAACGCTGTTTTAAAAGCACAAGGTTTAATGATTAAAAAACTATCTGCTTCTGAAAAAGAAGAGGAAACAGTTTCTTTTAAAGATGGCTTAAGAGCAGGGTTAGAAGCTAATATTGAAATGCTTAAGAAGTCAAAAGAGGGTTCTAAAAATGAAGCAAAAGACGCTGCTTTTAACTTTGAAGTTAAAGCTGCTGCCCCAATGTTACTTTCAACTAATGTTTCAGGAGGTAATATTCCAGTTGAAGACAGGATTGAAGGTTTAGATGATTTACCAAGTCGAAGAGTTAGATTACTTGACATTATGGCGAAGAGATCAACAACTTCAAACGTTGTTTCATGGGTTTCTAAAGCTAATAAAGACGGTCAAGCAGGACAAACTGCAGAAGGTTCAGCGAAAAATCAAATTGATTTCGATTTAGTAGTAGCAAATGAAACTGTTAAGAAAACAACGGCTTATATCAAAGTATCAACTGAAATGCTAGATGATATTTCTTGGATTGAATCAGAAATTAACAATGAGTTAATGAAAGAGGTTCAAAAAGCGGTTGAATCACAAGCTTATTCAGGTGATGGAACAGGGCAGAATCACAACGGAATTAGAACACAAGCGGCTGCTTTTAGTGCGGGGGCTTCAGCTTTATCTGTTGATAATGCAAATATCCTTGATGTTTTAGAAGTTGCAATGGTTCAAATTGAATTAGCTCAAGAAGGCGATGCTGCCGCAAACTTTATTTTAATGAATCCGCAAGACGTTCTTAAATTAAAGCAAATTAAAAGATCTTCAACGGATAGGGATTACGTAGACACTCTTTACAATGTTGGTTCAACAATGGTTGTTGGGAGTACTCCAATTATACCGACAACTTTAGTTACACAAGATGAATATCTAGTTGGTGACTTCGGATTCTCTATTTTAGTAACTCGCTCAGGAATGACTTTCGACATCGGTTTAGATGGTAACGATTTTACCGAAAACATGAGAACAATATTAGCTGAATGGAGAGGATTAACATTAATTAAGACTAACAAAACAACTGCTTTCGTTAAGGGTGATTTCACAACTGACATTGCAGCGTTAGAAACTCCTTAATTAATAAATTGAATTAATAATT